AGTTGGAGTAATGGCGCTAATGGTGTTAATGCCTCTTGGCCGGGTGTAACAATAATGCTTGTGGCTCGAATTGTTACTTGAAACAAGCTATCACCTCATTGTTTCGTAAATTTGATGCCTGCTTTATTTACAGAACCATTGAGAATTTGTACCTGCGCATCCGTCAATAATATTGTGCCGAGAATTTCGTCGTCATTATTTCGTATTGCATACAGTTGGAAGTCCTCAGTTTTTGTGAGGACTTCCTTTCCCTTTTCGTTTGTACGAATCTGATCCGGCTTTAACATCCTGAGCTTGAACATTTTTGAACATCCTTTCTCCAATCATGAAACAGTCGCCCTGATCAATTTGATTGCGGGAACATGTTTCGGTTTCGTCGGCGGTGTAGCCATTGTGGTTGGAGTCAACGAATCGACGTTCACAGTTGATACACGACCATCTGCATGATACATCGTCACAGATTGGTCCTTATCGACACAGAATACTGCAACAAGATCATCCTGCGGTGTCAGTTTGATAATGGGTTTCAGACCACCAAACTTCTTTCCAGCGACCAGGAACTTCGATTGGTTGACACGGACTCTTCCAAGCCGTGTAACATAGAAAATCAGCGGCTTAGAGGAGTTTACAGTGAAGATTCCGCAAGCTTGACAATCCTTGACAATGAACTGTCCTTGTGCGTCAGGAGACATAACCAGATTCAAATCATTAATAGAGAACCGCTTCCCAAGACCGTCTTTCGTATACATTAACAGGTCTTGTGAATTATCAGAAACTTCCAATATCGAAACGATATGCTCATCAGAATCGATTGGAATCAGCTGTTTTCTAGATGCATTCGATGGGATGCGGTCAACCGGCATGTACTTGATACGACCCTTGTTTGTGAGCATAATGATTTGATGTTCCCGATTCGACACAACACCAATACAGTTACCCATCTGCTGTTTACCAATTGATGTCAATGTCATTGGTTTGTCGTATGGAACCTTTTTTGTATTCACCCACAGGAATCGCCCAGCCTCGTCAATCAGACATACTTCATCACCAGATATCGGATATACATCTGATGAGAAGTGATCCGGATTTTCAGTCTCGGAGAATAGAATAGATCCGTCTGTTAGTATCTGACAGATGCCGATATTCACAGCTTCACCCAGATTATTATTCAAGACTTTGCTTCTGCGGGTTTGCCCAAAGTCTTTACGGATCTGCATAACTTCTTCGATGATCTTATCACGGATCTTCTCAGGTGAAGACACAATATCATGCAACTCATCAATCGCAACACTTAGTTCCTCGATCTCTGCTAGGGTCTTCAGGTATTCGCCATGCGTCAATTTCGAAAGCTTTGTGTCAGAGATATAGTTTGCCTGCGATGTTGTGACTTTACCCTTGTAAGCATCAACGAGTGCCTGAATGATTTCAGATTCATGTTCACATGCTCTGAATATCTTGATGGTCTTATTCAGATTCTCAGGAGACAACATGAACTTCTTTCCGAGCAACATGTTCTTCTTGGTTGTCTTCTCAACAAGCTGACGTAAGAACCATGCTCTCTTCTCACTCAATCTGTTCTGGATCCATGCTAACAGAATCTGACGCTCATTGTAGTATTGCGTCCGAAGATGCGCATCGATGACTGACGCATTCTTTGTCGACACTGTGATGCGAAATCCGGGAACACGTTTGAACAGAGTCTCGAGAACCTGATACAGATTACACGGTTTGCATCTTATTACATACCGAATTTTACCTTCTTTGAGGAGTTGCTTGTTACCCTCATAATCAGCAGACAGCAGTTCTTTGATCGGGTTAGGACCGTCCTGAATCGCACAAAGCTTCTTATGTATATCCGAGATATATTCACCAACAGGCGTATTCTTAATCACGATGACGTAGTTCACAGTATCAATCTCATATGAAGATTGGAACACAAACGTCTGATCATCACGTTTGATTACGTCACATCCCGTCGGGGAATCAGGAATCAGGTGGACATCAGCTTTTGGATTCTTCAACAGCTTTACTGTTGCGTCCGCAACTTCGTTCAAGTTGTACGGAAGTACATCAGATGACATACCCAGAGCAATACCATGCGAGCCATTCAGCATGATAACCGGGAACTTTGCGGGAAATGTAATTGGTTCCATTGCTGTACCATCATGATTTTCCTTCATGTTGACCTTACCATCAAACTCTGAGAAGAACACTTCCATTGCAAACTTCGAGATTGCAGCTGACCAATAACGAACCTGAGCAACATCATCACCATGTGTCAATGTACCATATCCAGATGTCGCCGTCAACAATGGAACATTGTTTGAGAACGGCTGAGACAATCCAGCAACAACGAATCTCGTACCAAGATCCGAGTGAGGTGAGAACTTCATCGTGTCACCTGCAATAGTCGCAACCTTGATCGGCTTATCACGATTCATGCGATACATAGTCCAGATGATTCTACGATGAATCGGTTTCAATCCATCAGTCAACATCGGAATTGCACGTGCCAGAATGATATTGATTCCATACAATTCCATGTAGTGCTGTGCTGTATCAGCCAATGGCATGATACCATAGTTTTCGATATAATCTTCCATTATAACTCCTTTCATCCCATTGAATCGAGATAGTCAAAGTATTCTGTCACAGAAGGTAGGCCAAACCAGTCATGCATCAACGAACAGACATTTCCATTCTTGAATGTGTTGATCAACGGTCCGGCCATGTCTTCCTCATGTGGACGATTCTTTGAATCATACCAATAATAGTTTTGGTTTAACGATCGATTCGATGCTTCATGGGATTTGAATACTGCGTTATTGATCCGCAGTTTATATATTAATGTCATCGGATCCATATTCATACCCATCTTGGTAGAAGGATAATATGATGCAGCATCAGCATCTAAGGATCCATAAATAATGTTGTTGTGTCGCTTTCCATTTAACACCAATCCAGTTGGAGCATTCTTTTCAGGAGGCGCAACATATGCTCCTTTGAACGCAGTATCCATCGTTGTATCATACAACAGTTTGCATGCTTGTACAATGTTCGAGAATTTGCGATAATAGTATTCACGGGAGTTTCGAACGATATGTGTCTCCTGGAAACACTTCGGATATGGTGTCAGGAACTTGAATGATCGAGATACGAGTGTCTGAGCATCACGCGTCTTCAATGCAATTGCATATTGAACAACGGTATCACGGACGTTATATAGTAGGAAATTCAAGAAGTCTGTATATGCAAATGTACGGAATGTTCCACTCTTCGTATCAGTCAACTTGTCAATTCCACACATGTCCTTACCGACTGACGACAAAGAATATGAACGACGTTCCTGCTGAGACTTACGAATAGCCGCAAACAGTTTCATTTGACAGATCCACACGGTATATGTTGAGGTATAGAACCAATCCTTTGAGTTCTTCATCTGGAATGTACCAGATGTGTCTTCCTTATAATACACCTGATCGGTCTTGAATGCTCTCGGAATGATAACAGACTTTGCATCATAGCCAAGATACTCGAGTCGATGCCATAATCTTGGATGGTCAAATTTCGCATTCCATGATTCACAGAACATCGGACGATACTTGTTGATGTAATCATACACTGTCTTGATCATTTTATGCTCATCGTCAAAGTCGAAGATATGAATCCGAATATCGAAGTCTTTCAGATACTTGATGTTGTCCTCATCATAGTTCCGAATTCGTTCTTTGAATTCTTCCTGGTGACTGACTAGCCAGTCAAACTCTTTTGTTTGCATATCCAAATAGTCCCAGAACTTCTTGTCTAGTTTATGTCTAGGCCGTGGCGCCAACACAAATAATGCGCAGATCTTGACATGATCCAATATCAATGACACAACATTGATTGGGTTTGAAGAATCCTCGATGTCACTTGCATTCGCAGGTTTGTCAATGACGTCACACTCAATATCAAGTTGGGCCTCAGTTACTTTCGTCAGATCAATGTTGGTACCATATTCTTCAATCCATCTCAATCTGAAATGTACGACCGGATCAAAGTCTGCAACGAACACCCAAGGGCATTCACACATCTTTTTGGACATGTCATTTCGTGACATCTGGTCCTTATTAGCCTCATAGAATTCAGCCCACTCACCACCGATTTCTTGTGCAATGACTGCTGATACTTGAGACGGTTTACACCAGAACTGATAGCATCGGTCCATTTCAACTTCCGCGATCTGTCGTTCGTTGGTTCGTTCCTCTTTCTTCAAGAACCAGATGTCGATGATGGGTTCCTCATACTCAACCTCAAGCTGACGAGTCGTTGGATTCCAATAGATAACTTCAAAACATTCAGGTTTCCTGGAATATCGAACGTCGAATAACATTGCATCTTTTGAATAATGCAATGGCTTCGGTGGTCGAGAGACGATTTTACCTTTTTCAACTTCCATCTTGTATCCTCCTTGAAAAATTTTTTGATATGAAGTCCTCCCGTCTTCGTGGAAATAATATATGCGCTCAAATTTGATTATCTTTACCTACTATTTCAGGATTCTATCTATATATTATTAATGTGAATACCAGCGGTAAAATCTTACGGTATTCAGCGCTGAATCCACTATTTATAGTCCGTAAGGACGGAAAGGAGTACTTATGTACAGTAATGAGAACACCGGTGAAATGTGGCCGGAAGCAGATGATCTGCAAAAATTCTACAAAGGTGCTAAAGCCGTCGCGATCGTCGGCGGTATTACAGCGGTTGCAGTAACGGCCGTATGCGTTACAGCAGCTATTATGGTGATTCACGATCACTGCGGAAGCAGTCGCTGCGACAACAGCACGTCGCTTGCTGGTCTCGGTAGCGGTATGGACTACAGTCCACTGCCGGATAGCTGGCGCTAAACAAAGAAAGAACCGCATGAATGTGCGGTTCTTTTTTGAAAGGAGAACATCAAATATGAAAGAGAAAAAATTCGAATACATCCCGCTTGCACTGTTGGGATGCGCATTCACCCTGAAAGGGGACCTGGTGGTATTCAATCGGATGGGTAACATTGAGAAAATCATACTGCTCAATGATGGCTGGCATTTCCGGACAGGAAAAATTGACCAGCTGATCGACCATACCGAAATGGATGCAATACTTCTCGGGTGGTTCACGCAATTTGACAATATGCATGGAGCTGTAACAATTAAAATCCGCACGTATTGTGATGGTGGATACAACAACTGGAGTTGGGTCCAGTATAAAAATTAAACGAAAGGTATGCAAGAGAAATGGGGGCGCTTTCGCGCCCCCATTCTTTTTTTTTTATTTTTTCCGCAGATTGGATGCTTTCACAGCTGCAGTCACGTTCTTTCCATCAGAAGAGATAACAACACGATCTCCGTTTACACGAAGAACCTTATATTCCGTCTCATAGACCGTGAAGGTTCCGCCACCATACAGTTCATTCTTCAGAACTTCAACGGTGTCTCCTGGATTGATTGTAGTGTCAGTGTCATTAGATGCACCGAGTTTCACCCAGCCAACACCGGACTTCAGTAGACCAACTTTGGCGCTTCCTGCCGCAGTCTCCTGGACAATGGTGTATCTGCTGGATACTTTGATTTTTTCTTTTGCATACAGCTTATCACCGACAAGCTGATAGATTTGTGTACCAGCTGACAACGGTATGATGTATGGTTCGAAAGATTTTTCAATCGGAGCACCAGCATTCTGAACAACCGTCAGGTACTTTGCATTGATCGGTGATTCGATTGCAGCATTCCTGGACTCATTCTGATTGATGACAACTCTGTCACCAGATACAGAATCAACATACCATCTCTGATTGATCACCCATGTTGGAATTGATCCACCATCGTAGTATGTTGCTCCAGACTGAATTGATACCAACACTCCGGGAGCCAGTTCAACTGGGACGGGTTCATCACTCGGTTTCGGCTTTACAGGATCTTTAGGAGTACCGAGCTTTGCATTGACTTCATCACACAGCTGTTGTGCACGAGAGAACAAATATTCTCCGGGACAGTTTCCAGTGAGTGTGGTCACGCCGTGCTGTCTCATCAAGAAGCATCCGGATTTGACAGTGACACATGCGACTTCAACATCATCTGTTGTGACAACATCACGCGGATTAATCATTCGGAAACCTTGCTCGACATACAATGCATTCTCAGATTCCACATATTTGGATCCACGCTCATTGAATGCGCATAGCGCCTGGATCACATTGATGTTCACCATTGATTCAGAAATGTATTTCCGATCCCAACCGGTATCGACATGAGAAGTTGCTTTGTAGATGAAATATGAGAATTGTGTCGGATTCATCTCCAGCCATTTCCAATTGAAGTCCTTGCCGGACAGATATGTCTGACACAGACTCCAAGCATTATCATCATAGATTGTGAATCTGACCGGACCGAGATCATCCTGAACCTTGGTAAACTTGTATCCGAGATTTGTCAGCAAGCCGTAGAAATACTGAACACGGGATTCCATGATGTATGTGAATTCCAGACACTTGTCAGCTTCATTATATGTACCAACACGCTGCATCTCAAGCAGGAACACCATCTCTGATGAAGAGATTGGCATGCCGGAGGCATTGTATGTTCCAGCATTCAGAACCGCGAACTGTTGATTGCAGATCTTTTGGTACTCATCAATACTGAGTCCCATTTTATGCGGATCAGAGTACAGAACTCTGTGTTCCCGTGTGATAGACATGCCATTTGTTGTAAACACGGTATCCTTATGGACAGGAGTCATGTTCTCAACACGATCGAACCGGATTGAAGTATCCTTCGGAGATACTGTTGCAATCACATCACCGATTTTGACATCACGAATCGGGATCCATCCTTCACGTGTCAAAACCTCGGTAGTATCAATCGGAACACATCCAGTTGCAGCAAACCAACGGTGGAACATCAACACACCGTTTGTATCACCGGTATATGTCATCTTCGGAATTCCGTTTCTCTTGCAGATGTCAGCACACAGATTCACCAAAGAATTCCATGCTTTGGTAGACACTGGCCATGGTTCTCCCAGCTTTGAGTTGGATACTTCAATCGCGATACCGCGATTGTCCGCCCATCTGGAAGATGAACACCAGCAACGATCCTTCTCTTCACAGTATAGACCGATACGTCCATCATTGCCGATTGCATAGTTTGCAGACATTTGTCTTTCAGGTCTTGAAACGAGTTCACCAAATGATTCAACAGATGCAACACCGGCCATATGATGAACGATGATCTTTGTGATCTTGTCTTCAGTTCTTGGGGAATTCTTATTTGGTGAGATGCGTGTATACGTTGCTAGCGGTGAGTTCGTAAAGTTACTCATGACGGTTTCTCCTCCTCTTTCTCATCATCACCTCGACCGTTCGAGGTTTCTTCATCCATATCCGGATTGATTGCTTCGATAACCTTTTCCGGATCTTCGGTTCTGCGCATCTTTGCCATTACATTCAACTCCTATCTTTGGCATATGAAACTTTGGAATACAAACGATTTAGTTCATCATATGTAATTCCTATGATTACGGGTGACAGTTTCTCGCCATATTCAAGCTTGTCATTACCCGTAATTTGAATGAGTAATGCATCGTGTCCATCATCAGTTCTGTCAAACATGATTTCGATTTCGATTCCAGTCAACTCCAACATGTTCAACTGATTGTAGAGTTTTGTTTTTAGTGTCGCTGGTATGGTCTTGTCATCAGAATACTCATGCAAGTATTGTTCGACATCCAGACCCAATTCAGGAATCGATGGATATTGACCAGGCTTCATCTTCAACAAACAAAGAACCGCGTTGACACACATTTCAAATGTGGAAATAACACGTGGTTTGTTGAATGAATCTGTATCCATTAATACATCATATCCCAACGCTTGAAATACTCTGGGATATTTATGTTCGACTTCAGCAAGTGTGATACCTTTTTCATCCAACATATTGATCACCCCTCAGGTTGGTTCTGGTCCGACTTGACGTAGTCTCTCATGAATTCGTCATAGTTCTTGTCAACGATCTTGATGTAGTTGATAGATGATTTCTGGGTCTCAGCTTTCATTCGCGCGTCTTTGAGATATTCAATCTCTCTGGAATGTTCCATTCTTGGATGTTGGTTATCGGATTCCTTGATTTCAACTTCCAATGAGAGAGATGGGATGTAGAAATCCGGGATATACAAATGAAGAGTTCCGTCTTTCCATTTGTACCAATAGTTATTTGGAGATGGAGCGATAATATCGTTCGGACTCCAACCTATCGATTTCAGCTTTCTAAGGAAATCTTCTTCATATGTACCTATGATACGGAATTTGTGTTGAGCATCCCATACAAAGTCTCTCGCATTGGGATGATTCGAAATCATTTTCCGTTGTTGATCAGCATCATTTAGCAGATGTTCCTGCCCGTAAACTTTTACCATACGGGCTTTCATGATTTTGACATATTCTTCTTTGCATTGGGGATTTGAACAAAGTCTGTCGTATTTTAAACTCTCTCGATTGAAATTGACAGAATTCTTTTTACAAATAACACAAAGTCTTCCGACTGGTTTATGAACCAACAGAGAATATGCAAATTCCAGAGGCTCCTGGTCCTCTGGAATTTGATCGTTATGCTGAGATGCTACATGATGACAGTATTTGTGTTTGTCATTGAATATTTTCGGACAAAACAAACATCTCGTGTTACGCAATTCAAACACCTCCAGTGGTGAATTTTTAAGAAGCGGTTTCTTCCTATCAGGAACAAATCTCAGGATCATTATTTGAAAAAATTTCCCAATTTCGTGAACGATTGAAGTTAATAGAACATCAAAAGAGCGAAGCGATGAGGATGTTCATTAACTTTGAATCAATGACGAAGTTATTGATTCACTACAAGTGAATATTATATGTTTCAAAAATCATTTTTTTTTTTGAAACAAGAAAATTGTATAGTTTGAAAACTCGATGTTAAACCTATGAGGTTTTTTCTACTTCCAAAATTTAATGAAAAGGAGAATGAGTCATGAATCCTAAGGACAACAAGATCCAATTCAGCATGGATTTTGAACGCATGTTGAATGCATCTTTGAAAATATATGACGGTGCATTGGATAAGCTTCAGGATCTAGTCGGCGGAAAATCGTTCGATGAAGGATACGGTGTCTGCAACACTCGTTACCAGTTGATTCAGATTACACCGAAAGATGTTTCAACTTACGTATCCAATCTGTTCAGAGCGATTGCATTCCGTCTGATCGAACCATCCCCCGACGATCTGGAAAAGTTCTCGGTCGAAATGGCAAAACAATTCGTACTGGAGAACGGTGGTCCAAAACTTGCAGCAGACAATCTGTTTGCAACATCCACGTATGTTGATGTCCGCACACAGACCTTGATGGATATTCTTGTGCAGACAGAGAATACCTTCTTTGATCGTTCGGTATACAGCACCTATGAACTGAAGCATCGTGCAGCTGATATGAAGAAAGACTTTGACAGCATGAAAGGAATGCGTCTCGGTGTTTCTCTCAATGCAGTTGTGAAAGCGCTTCCGGGTATCATTCAACAGCAATTGCAGGAACCTGGTTTCGGTTGCTGCTGTCCGAATATCGATATGCTGATGCAATATATCCAGACATTCATTCTGTTTGTGGTATCACTGAATGCATGTACCATCGAACAGATGATTGGTTATATTGCACCGCGCACTACATTTGTCAGAAAGGATAAACCTGGTACTATTCAGGAAGCTACAGTGAACCGTGGTGTGATTGATACCTCAAACTACAAACCGGTGTTTGTTATCGTTTCCTCCGGCGAAGCACCTTGGGATCCGCTGATTAAGGGTGTAACAAAGTCCCAGTGGACACACTGCTCATTGTCGTTTGATCCGGATCTTGAGAAGATCTATTCATATGCATCACGTCTCTTTGATGATAAGAAACTGAAGTTCGGTATGGTCAAAGAAAACTTCGGTGATCCGAATTATAAAGGTACAACCGTTGCTGTTTATGCGCTCTACATCTCCAACGAATCTTACAATAAGATGCGTGAAGCATGTGAAAAGCAGTATGAAGCACGTGACAAGACGATCTACGACTTCGGCCTTCTATTTAAGAAGGCGCTAAACGACAATACGGTTGGATCAAAGAACGAGATGAAGAAGTTCTGTTCTTCTTTCGTTAATGATATGCTTCGTATGTGCGGTAAGGGTCTTTCATCCAAGTATGTTCCTTCACCAGCGCAAATGGCTAACAGTGCCGAAGCAATGCCTGACAAATGTGTCAAAGTGTTCGACGGAATTGCTGATAACTATGACGTGAACAGAATCGAGAAGCGGCTTAAGAAGTTCGAAGACAAAGAGCTTTCCAGAGCATTCTACGAAGCTTCTGTTGACAGAGGTGTCATCGATTCTACTGGATACAAGCCCGTCTTCGTTATTGTTACTTCTGGCAAAGCATTGTGGGACCCGTTGATCAAACATTTCACACGTTCTGACTGGACGCATTGTTCTTTGTCTTTCGATTCGGATATGTCATCGATGTATTCATATGGTGCACGTTTGCAAGATGATCCAAAGCATCCAAATAAGTTCTCACTGAAACGTGAGGGACTGGAAGCACCCAATATCAAAGGTATGAATATTGCGGTCTATGCATTGTATGTCACAAATGAATCGTATAATAAGATGCGAGAGACTTGTGAAAGGATGTATGCTGAACGTGATAAGACGATCTACGATTTTGCATTGCTGCTGAAGAAAGCATTCAATGATAACACAGCTGGATCGAAGAATGATATGAAGAAGATCTGTTCCTCTTTTGTCAACGACATGATCAAGTTGTGTGGCAAGGGTGTCTCTGATAAGGGTGTTCCTTCTCCCGCACAAATGGCAAAAGGTGCTGAAGCGTCTCCGGACAAGTGCGTTCTTGTATTTGACGGTATCTCTAATAATTACGATGTTGACAAGGTTGACGTGAAACTACATAAATTTGAAAAGAAAGAGATCTCCAAGCCGTTCGTTGAATACTATACTGAATGCTGCCTCGTCGACACTGACGATATCCGCATTCGTTCCAAGATTCCGTTCGATATCAATATGAAGAACATCGTTCTTCAGGATGTCACAAATGGATTTAAGGAAACCAAGACCGCTCTTCACTTCATGTTGAAAGATGAGCGTTCACCGATTCACAATCTCCTGATGAAGTATGCTACCTGTAAACGTCTGGCAAATGCTGTTGAAGTTGGTCCAACGTTGAATCTGTTCAGACCATACTTCAATCGCGGATACGATCCTGTCGTTGATCAGTATCGTAAGATGTCATTCGATACAGATCTCAACTGGCTTGATGAGATCGCTTATGGAAATCAATTCCTCGATGGAAACTATCGATTGGATGCGCTTGGTCACGAAGCACGTCATCCGATTACACAGACACTTGCGATGCTGCATATGATGTATTGTGGTTGTGGTCTGAAGAGCAACGAGGAAATCTCGAATAATCTGCTCAAGATTGCTGGAGCAATGCATGCAGTTATTTGTGATTCGTGGTCCGTTGAAAATCGCGATCTCACCAGAGACATTCTTGCTGTTCTCGGCGACTGCTTCACTCGTAATGCAATCCGTCTGTATCACAACAACACAGTTCTGATTGTTCATGATGACACCATGGAAGATACCGTGGTTCCGGGTTATATGTACATCGAACAGTTCGTATACCAGGAAGATGGTGAACAGTCTGTGAAACCGAATATTCAGGCCGGCTTCGGTGATAAACTTAGCAATGTTGCTCAGAAGACTGGCGCATTATCCAAGGTATCATCGCTCATTCGTCAGTTTGAGACATGGCTTACGAATTCTTTTGCAAAGTTCCCAACACTATTTGCTGCCAGAAATAAGGCCATTGCAGCACATCTGAACAGCAAGAATGTTCAGGATATCCAAAAAGAGATTGGAGCTGCAATGTCGGCTAGTGGTCCGAATCAGTTTATTGTAAAGCTAACAGGAATTCCGAAGTTCAAGATTGATGTTCAGTCTATTGTCAAGAATGCTCAAGCTGCACCGGATGTATATAAAAAGTACATCGATGGTCAGTTCAGTAAAAATCCTATTGATGATAAGGCTGAAATCGATATTCGTGCTAATATATTCCCAGGCAATGCTGATGATTGGCGTAATTTCCTGAATGGGAAACCCTCGGACAAAGACATTGATGCTCGCATTAAAAATGTACTGTTGTTCAACAATCCAAACGCTGATGCAGTTACTCGTGGGGCTGATCCGAATCCTGTACAAATGGATACTGCTTGGTGGAATGACATCATTCAAACGCTGACCGGAACACAAAAACTTCTGGATGAATTCACTAAGGCAGCGAAAGATAGTAACACCGCAATTGACAAGCTTCTTGACAGTTATTCGAAGAAGCAAGCTCAGATGCAGCAACACAGTGATGTGATTGAAGTCGGTGGTAACAGCATTGTTCAAGAGGACGGTGAAACCCCAGCAGCACCATCAACACCGGCTCCTGCAGCAGGACAAACAGGTCAGGCTCAAAGTACACAGGCTCCGCAGTCAGGTAATGCATCCAATCCAGAAGATCGTGCAAAGCAGCTGTTTGATATCAATCGTAAGATCAATGATCTCTACCAGACAAAAGCGCTGAACAGCTTCTTCACCAGAGAAATGTTCATGGTGTATTACGATGTCTACAAGCAAATCATGGATAAGTATAAGTCCGAACGCGGCAATCAGACAACGAACAACCCAAATGAGCAGGCTGCTCAACCCCAGAAACCTGCAGAACAACCCGCGAGTAATGATGGAGCACCTGCGGTACCACCTGCAGGAGAAAATAATGCAACATCTACCCCCGGAAGCTGAGAAAGGAGTGAATAAATAATGGCAAATAAACTCTCAATCAAAGAACAGGTTGAGAAAGCCATTGCTGAATCGGATAGCTTGATTCAGGCATTGGAATGCGTTGCGGCAATGTATAACATTCCTTCCGAGAATATTATTGTTGATGACAGACTGAGTTCTATCAGGGTGCAAGGTGATACGATCCTTGCACCCGATAAGAAGAACCCTTCTGCAAATACAAAATCTATTGTATGTGCGATCGGTGCTGTCCTCGATAATATCGGTCAGAGAATCGATCAAAAACTTGATGCGTTCCAGCATATGCAAGTTTCCAAGAACTCAGCAATTGCAAACCAACGTGAAGCAGATCCTTCAAAGGGTGAAGTTGTTGGTAGATTCTTTGATTCTGAAGGCAGTGAAATCATTGCATACTCAACCGGACTTGTTGACATGTCACCAACAAGGGCTTCCTTGGATAAAGTCAGAGAACTGCGTGCATCAAAGCAAATTCCTGACATCCAGGATCAAGTTGAAAAAGTCTCCACAGGTTATTTCAACGATGAAGATGATGTTATGAACGGCGTCGACAGTATTGACAAAGAACCAACAATGGAAGCATGTGACATTGCTAAGATAATCCATGAAGATCCAGCAATGCTCGATCTGTATGATTATTACAATGGCTCTAAGTCAATTGGTTACGAGCTTCTGCAAGAGCAAGGATTCAACTACGTTGACAGAACACATGCAATGATCATGGAAGCTGAAGCTCCCGCGGGTGACGGTGAGACCAAAGAAGATGGAAACTCTGTCACAGCAAAGGATCTGAAGGATCTGTCACACATGCGCTTTGACAACTCTCATCTGATGAAAGCTGTTCAGTGTTTCAATGAAGCATTGGATGAAATTCATCCGAAGGGTAATAAAGATCCAAAGCCGGAAAAAGACGAACCAGCAAAGGAAGAACCCAAAGAAAAATCCAAAGAAGAGTCTGGTGCTGAGGAAAAGAAAGCAACTGAAGACAAATCTGAGGAGAAGACTGAAACACCTGCTGCAGAGAAAGACGAGATCGGTCATGTCAATACTGCGGCGATTTTCACCACAGCAAAGTGGAAGGAAGGCGTTCGTGAAATTGAGCAACAGTTCAAATGCTCACTGAACATCAAGTACTTCAAAGACAGGGATACCAACTGCTTCACACCAATTGATCCTGATGTGTGGAGACCAAAACTCAAGATCTCTAAGAGTAAAGGATTCCAGCTCGGTGGTATGACAATTGGTATCGGTATCGCGGGTCATATGCTTGACCTCGCGGTGAAGAAACGTGATCGTGGTCTCTTCGGTCAATCCGTTATCGGCATCTTCCTACATGAAATCTTCCATAACATCACTGCGATGATTCGTTACTATGATTTCGATTTTATCTCTTCGATGTCAGCAACAATGCTGCTTGCTGCTGGTACAAACAGTGCAAAGGCACGTCGTGTGATCTTCTCGAATTACGCGAAATCTATCACAGGTGTTGGTGGAAAGAAGCTCAGTCTCATCGAACGCAGAAAACTCGTTCGTCAGATGATGTACATTTCCACAATTCAGGATGACGCAAAGAGAGCAAACCGCATCAAAAGTGAAGTTTCCTCTGGAAATGTTACACCGGATCAGGTTGAAGATCGCATCAAGAAGATGCAGAATTACATGGATAAGACCAATAAGGAAATCGAGAAGAACGGAAAGGGTGGACGTAAATTCATGTCCGGCTTCTTGATTGTGACTGGTATTATTGCAATCTGCACAATCGTTCTCTGTGTTCCTGGAATCTTGATGATTCGCAAAGGCTTGTCCTATAAGTTGACTCCTGAAAAGTATCAGGCACTGCTGAAGGAATACATCGATCATCCGGATAAGGAAGAATACTATTGTGATCTTTTCTCCGGTATCTACAATCTTCCTGTCAGCTTCCTGCTTGGTGGTGGTATCACCAATGGTATGACTGGTAATGAGATGGAAGAGGAACTGATGAAGAAACTTGCTTCAACTGAAAAGGATTTCTATCAGATGTTCTTTGCAATCTATCCGACAGATTCCGAGAGATGTTATGCTGCAATGAAGGTTGCTCAGAAGGCACTTCAGAATGGTGGTAAAGCACTTTCTCCTGAATGCAGATCCTATATGGAATGGATCGTTAAAAACTATTCCAATCTGGATAAAGCTGGTATCAAGGAGAACTATAACCAGGCAACATTCAACCCGGAAGAGTGCGAAGATCTGGATGAACATATCCAGCGTATCATTGCACAAGCACCGTCTGTTCAGGTTACTGAAAGCTATAAACCAAGATGATATGATTAAGGGCGGGGGGAAACCCCGCCCATTCATATTAAACGTTTCAGTAACTTTACAGAGAAAGGAGGTCTGGATGATGAACGATAAACGAAAACAAATTGAAGCATTAATTGATTCGGTATTAAGCGCAATGGATATCTCTGGTACCAATGCAAAGAAATATCGAAACATGTTTCAAGTGATGTCGGATGCACAATTCTCGAAATGGATTACTGCATTCTTAGCAGACCCAAAGTCAAACTTCCGTGTAGACATTGAAGAGTTCGGTTCTGAAACAAGAAAACTGAAATTTGAGAATGTCGAACGTGCTGCTGAGAAGCTGAAATTGCCGTTATTTGAGTACGTGTACATCCCACACGTTTCATCGGATCCCAACCGACCTGTAAGGACCAAGCAACCTGTCTTGGTCGGTTATCTGAACATCAAACGTCCGCAACAACTTGTCACCAAGAAGACTGGTCTGGCTCTTGATGATAAAGATCGTGATGAAAATACTGGTAAGGTGAAAGGTGACTCCAAAGGCGGAACCACTACTGGTATTGAAAACGAGCTGCTTGCAGGCGTCGGTGGTGATCAGGTTCTTTCTGAGATCTCTGGTGCTCGCGGTGACAACGTCACGGAGTATGATAACATGCTCGATGAGATTTCAAGAACAGGTTCTGTCAAATTGTCGGATATCAAGACTGGTGTTTATGATAAACCGACATTGCTTCAGACAGATCTGTTCCTGAAAGCCATGGGCGTGAAAACGGATCTGATCTCAGAGTCTTATTATAGTATTGAGAGTCTCCATAGGAATATGAGAGATATCAATCGTGAACAACGAAATGGAGGTTAAACCCATGAAAGTCAATGTTATCGGTAAATTCCCCGGTCAGACAGTGAATGGCATCGGCGTGCTTCCTATGCGTGGCGTCGAACTGACTGAAGCTGAGGTCATGAGACTTCTCAACTTCTCAAACATTCGTGTATTTGATGCTGAAAGCGGCGGTCTTCTGACAAAGGGCTCGTTTACTGCTAAAAAGAAACCTGCACCGAAGCCGGCTGCTCCAGCGCCGATTGTCGAGGAGAAAGCACCCGATCTTCCTGTAGTTGAAGAGCCGGTCTTTGAGGTACCGACATATGTCCCACCCGAGGTTACCATCGAGGAGAAGGTTGAAGAACCTGTCGTTGAGGAAACCCCTGTTGTGGAAGAAGTTGTCGAGGAAGCTGCTCCTGCAGTCGAAGAGACCGTGACCGAAGAGAAGCCGGTTGAGGAGAAGCCGTACCAGAAATACAACAAGAACAAGGGTAAGAACAACAAGAGACGTTTCGACAACAGAGACCAGGCCACTGATAAGGAGTGATCCTATGTTCTTCACGGAGCAGCCATCATTCTATACAGAGTCTGAAGTTATGTTGATGCTTCAAGAAGCGGCTGCAGATGATCCGGGTGTGGTTGAGCTCCGTGAGGAACTGATCGATCCGATCATACAGGTTCTGCAGAAGCCGTCGAACGTAAAGAAGTATATTCAATACGGATCTGAATTCTTGGAAGCAAATGCTGAAATGTTGGGTAAACAATACCCGACCGAATATGTGTCTTTCCCGCGTAAATATGTTGATGATCTCGTTGGATTGTTTGGATGGACTGTTGCTGATCTGAAAGCAAAGGCTAAAGCAATCTTTAAGAAGCATATTTCAAACAATGAATTTGCTTCCGTTACAGAGTCGCCAACAAACATCATTCATGCGATTGTTCTGATCTATGCTGATATGCATACAGATCCGTCGCATGTAAAGAAAGACCGTAATAATCTTCGTGATTCAGCAAAGCAACAAATCGGTGTTACGCTGTACGGTCTTGCAATGAAGCACTATTTCCCATCCTATCCCCCAAATCCAAGTGTTATGGAATACACCTATAACAGACTCGATCGTTCATGGGATTTGGTTCGTGAGGAGAATGTCATCTCATGGATTGTGAATAACGTTGATACCAGTTATGCGTATTGGCGCACAAAGCTTTCATTGAATGTGACACCACAAATACTCGTTCATTTCCTGGAACGTGTCAGAACGACAATCTTCCAAAAGCTGCGTGGCATTGCCAACCAGTATAACATCGACAAGGATGCACAAAATTCTGTCGGTACTGATATAGCCGGAGATGACGAATATGTCGACAAGAAGGAATTCTCAAAGATCCGAAATAATCTTGTTCGTAAGATTTTCGGTGGTGACGAAATGTACAGAAAGAACGGAACGCTTTACGAAGTCATTTCTGGAATGAAGAATGTGAAGCGTGAGTCATTGTATAATTTCGCACAAAAAGTTGATAAAGGTGATGTTGGTAACGTCATCGATCTCATTCTGTATGTATTTATTACAAAGGAAGGGAATCGAATCGAGGATATCAATTCCGCAAAATATATCAACCGCATTACCAAATTCCCAACTGCAATCGACCGTGCAATTCCGGGTAAACCGGTGATTCTTCCGATGCACGAAAAATACAAAGAGGAAGATAACATTATCAAAGCTTACATCTGTCTTGTTGCAACATACATCATGCAACGGATTAACGATGTGACACAATAATTACGAAAGGAGAGTGAATCTTATGCCACTGAAAAGCACACAGACAAACAAGTACGAGACTGCGTGTTATGTGCAGGAAGCACCAACACCGTGTGAAGTTGATCCACGTGGATTCAAACAGTTCCGTTCTGCTGAAGGCCATGTGTTTGTGGAATTTGATTCTACACTGCAAACATTCGGTCGTTGCAACAGAATGAAGCGTCAGTATGATCCACATAATCTCTGTAGTGTCATTGATAACGATGAACGTATCACTACTCTGAAGAGGCAAAACAAATGGCGTGGTGAGTTGAATCATCCGAATCCGGATATCAAGGGTCAACAATACTCAGACATCCGTATGACGATTCCTGAGCCAACACGTACATCCCATATGATTCGTGGCAACCGTCTCGTTGGCGATCGTTACAAAGGCATCATTACAACGCATCCAGGTACAGAATGTGGTCGTCAGGCTGCATCTGAGATTGTTGATCTTGGTTCTGTTCCTTCATTCTCTGTGCGTCTGCTCGGAACAATGATTCCGAATGCACCATTTGGTCAACCAAACATGCGTGTGACCAAAGTTATCACATATGACATGGTCGATTTCCCGTCTCATGAAAATGCTGATGGAGATATTGCCCCAATCGTTCATCAGGAAGGAAACGTTATCTTCTTGAAGGAACTTGCAAAGTACTGCAAGGATCAGTCTGAAGACCTGAAGGTTGTCTGCGAATCGTTCCAGATTTCTGAAGACGAGCTGATGGGTATTCACAATGAATCTATCGTTGTGGAACAGGCAGATGGTTCTGTTATGCATATTCCGCTCCGTGGTGAAGTTCGTCGTGAAGCACTCAATATTCTGATGGGAGGAAGATAACATGGCAGACACAATTGTTATCAAGAAGGAATACTTCGACAACATCAGAACGGCGATTGATTCAATGAACAAGTTCTTTGAGTCAAACTTCAAGACGAAATCTTTCCCGGTTGTCAATGATGATTTCCAGCTCGATCGGATCATTGCAAGGACGATTTCATGGTTGAACAATGTTGAACCATCCTGGACAACTGATCCAAAGAAGGTTGAAACTGCACTTGCAAAGCTGAAGTCATTCGTTGGTGCTGCTGACGAGACACCGGAACCGGCTGATCAGGAAGACGTCACTGCGTCAACTGAAGAGCCGAACGAAGAGGTTACCAAGGAAGCAGATGAATCTGCTGCAAAGGAAGAACCTACTGAAGAGAAACCCGCTGAGAAAACTCCAAAAGAGGCAGCGCCGAAAGCTCCTGCTGATACGGCTATGGAGACGACTCCGGTTGATGATGGTTTCGAACAGGACGACGCTGTTACTGATTCAGCATGGTCAAAGATTCTGGATGGAACTGATAAAGCTGCATTGGATACATTCCATCAGTTTATCGGATTCAAAGTTCTTCAGTTCATCACAAATCATTTCGATGATTTTGAGAATTTGATGAATGGAATCTATTCATTCGAGCTGTTCACAAAACCGTCTCAGTACAGAAGTCAGATTCAGCTGTTCACAGCGCCGATCGATATTCCGGAACTGACGGAAGTATCACCGCTTCCCGGTGAATACAAGCTCTTCTCGATCGAAGATTATGTCGGAAGTATTTTCGATAATGATCAGATCAAGCTTCCGGACGATATGATGCAGGAAACTGAAACTGCACGTTTTGCAGCATTCACTGATCTGGCAAACACTGAAGTTCAGATCGATGATACCGTTCAGGAAGCTGCAGAACAAAACTTCTTTGATGATTTCAAAGCAGATCATATCAAGTACGATCCTGCGACGAACAAGTTCAAGATCTCAAAGCAGTTTGAAGCGGTAATCAATAAACTGATTGCTGGTCTGAAGAAATGTGAAACCACGGAAGATCTCGTAAAGTTCTTCTCGAAGGACGAAATGGACGTCAACATGTTCTCGGCAAATGTTATTCCAGCGATTCTCCTCCGTGTGTTCAATTCCACGAAGAAGTATCCGTTTGATACATACGATGTTGATGCGACCCGCAAATACATGTCTTCGTACAGATCCATCGCAAAACAAAATGCTGGTGCACGTCGTTTTGAGAGAATTGATCTGTTCTCTACTTTCAAAACGAATAAGGATGCAACCATCAAGTTCCTTGAGGACTTTCTGAAGTTGAATCTGGTGAATGCTGGAAGACCAATTATCAGTGATCGCACACTGTTGACGATCTTCAACATCTTCGATTCTCATATCTACTTCACAATTCTCTTCAATCTGATCAGCAAACCTTCTCAGAGTCTCGATGAATATATTAAGATGATGAGAAAGCGAATCAACGACAGCTCAAAAGCTGCAAATCCATATCAAAAAACTCCTGATACTTCCGGTAAGGTTCGTACATCAAAGCAGATTGCAGAATCTGTTACAGCTACGCTGAAAGAACTTGGAGACTGTTCTATTATTGATACACAATACTGTGATCTGTATGCTGAAGCAGTTTACGATGAAATCAGCACACTGGATGATGACTTCTATAACAGAGGAATCAATCCCGCAATGATCGATCATTACATCGGAGAATCTCATGATCTGTTTACACAGGAAGCTGCAGAAACCGGCGATATTCCTGATTACATGAGAGACCGTATCAACATTTCAGATGCAGATCCGAACAGAAAGCCTACAACTGTAACAGATGTTGAGCTTCCACCGGATGTGCCTGGAAATGATATCGATGATCTGGGTGATTCGATTGATGCACGGTGTGACGTCGGTGGTGATGATCTTGGTGATTCATTTGGGGCAGGATTCAACGGTCAGGTTCTTCCTGCAAGTAAAGGCGGACCAGGTCACGTTGTATACAATATCACCAATAACTATTCGAACTCGCATAATACCACTACAACAACGAACACGACATCAACCAACGATTTGTCTTCTGGGAAGACGATTACTAATAAGCATGTGACAAATACGAACACCTCAAACGTCACAAATGCCAATGATTTGTCTTCAAATAAGCGGACAAACACTGGGTCACCGAAAAAGCCAGAAAACAATAATGATAATACCAGTACCTCTGCGAATACTAAGGAATCCGACAATACTTTTTCCAATGGAAAGAGTGTGCAAGAAGTTTTTGCATTGTTGAATTCTTCAGAGCCCCTATTTGTAGAAGGCGATGCTGGTGAACCTCCAAAGGGAGACGTCTTGACAACAGCAATGGATGCTGATCGTCAGACACTTTCAGTTCAACAGAAACTGAAACGCGGTGCACAAAAAGCAGGAAACACCGTGAAAGCCATCGGGAAACCGGCTGCTCGGACAAAGACCTGGCTTCGTGATATCGCTGACTCGTTCATGAAGCGTGACGAAAATGCTATCAAAGCTGATATCGTGGATAACAAAAATTATCGCACGGCCATGTACAAAGTATGTCGTATCGCTTTGAAAACAGGAAAGTTTGCACTTTGGAATGCAATCTCTCCCTGGTTCGGCGCAATCTACCTTGGTAAACTTGGTTTGGATCTCGCTGACAGAGAAAGACTGCGTAAAGAAGTACAATCCGAAGTTGCGGTTGAACTTCAAATCATGGACGAAAAGATCGAAGCACTGAAGAACGGTAATCGCTGGAATGAAGCAACTCCTGAACAACGCCAAGAGCTTTACAAATTGATGCGCATGCGTCAAAAGCTTGCAGACATGAGCACTGATTCAAGAAAGCGTATATTCCAGAGCGTTAAGTCGGTTTACTAAACAACGAAAGAGGTGATTGTTCAACATGGATGCTAACTTGTTCTACGCTGTTATGGAAGCTGATGGTGACTTGCTTGAGCCGTTTGATCCGGCTGCAGCTGAAGCTGAAGTAGCAGACGAGCAACAAGGTCAGCCACCCGAACAACCACCGGCTGACATGGGACCTGATAGCCCTCCAGAAGCAACCGATATGGATGAGCTTGGTGGTTTCGATGAGACCGGAGGTGATATGGATGGTGGTGAAAATGGTGATCCAAATGATCCAAATCAACAGGGTCAACCGCCACAGGATCGAAAGCTTTCACAAAAAGCCAACGATGCTTTGAACCAGAAACTGTATCAGCAGTTTGTGGAGCGGAACTCTGAGATCGAGGAGACTTTGGAGAACCTACAAGCGATCATTCCAATCCTTCCATATGACGTCGTTTCACAAAACGACAAATCAATCAATCGGTTGAAAAGTGCTCTGACAGTTGCTCAGGATTATGTTCTGAATAAATTCGTCAAAGCGGGCTATGGCGAAAATCTTTGGGAATACCAGAGAATGGACGCCTTGTACACCTTGTTGCAAAACAAAATCAACAAGACTCTCAAAACGTTCCAAAATGATCACGAGGATGAATTGAGAGACCCTGAATAAGGATGCAAATCCAATTATCATGAAACATGCGTTTCAAAAATAAAATCTAACAAAGGAGTGTTTTTAACATGGCATTCAGACGAACCTCTGGCGGAAACAGCTGGTTCCAAGAGCAGCTGAGCCTGGTTAACTCTGCAACTTCTGCAGAACTTGCTGGTCTTCGCGACACATTCGATAGCAAATTCGAAGACGCTGTCGGCGCCATTAAGGAAGCCACCGGCATCAACATGATGAAGGATGCGAAGAGAATGCTCGACAATCCTACCATCATGCAGGAATACAAGACCCTGCTTCTCGAGCCGATTCTCGACGAACTCCGCACCTTCCCGGTCACTGACAATGCTGAAAAGGTTCACCTTGAGGCTGTTGCTGATCAGCTGAGTGATGCATGGGATTCTTCTGTACAGAGCTTCCTGTATCAGGAATCTTATAATGTCGCTAACTATCTGCCGCTGTCCACTCTGGACTTCCCGGCTCTGATCAAGCAGTACATCCGCTTCCTCGGTAAGGATATCATTCCGGTTCAGAACGCAAGCTCCGTCAACATCGAGCAGCGTATCTTCATCAAGTACCTGGTCAACAACCAGACTGGTGAAGAGTATGAAACCCCGGCTGTGTACTTCCAGAAGGATGAAGACGGCCAGCCGCTGTGGAAGAAGCTGTGGAATGCGGGTAAGGGTCTCCGCCTCAACGACAAGACCGTTCTTCCGCTGACCACCATTCAGGCTGCTACCAATAAGAGATACTCTCTGTTCAACTGGCTGCAGGATGACAACGGCAACCCGACCACGATCACTCCGAATGTCCGTACTCGTATCTCCTACGACTTCGGCATTCAGTATGTTGAGATCAACGGCAAGAAGGTTAAGCTTCCGAACGGTGGTATCGCAATCGATATCCAGACCGGCGGTGTGTTCCTCAACGGTGGTATCACCGAGGACATGAAGCTTGCAGTTGTCGATGCTAACAACAAGGCTACCGGCGAAGTCGTTACCGGTGTTGCAGATCGTCTCTCCGGCGTTGTCGACTTCATCAAGGGTACTGTGACTGCTACTTCTTGTGGCACCATCACTGGTATCTATGTCTCCGGTCACGTCTCCAACGAAACCAACCTTCGTACCGTTGGCTTCCGCGAGTATCCGGAAATCCGTAAGTTCACAATCGCTGACGGCATGCGCTTCCAGCTTCCGTTCACCGTTGAGGACTTCGCAGAAGCAAACTCTTCTCTGAACTTCAACCTGTACAACAGACTGGTTCAGGAAGTTGTCACTGCACAGGAAATGTTCGAGGATGAGTCCATCATCGCGTTCCTCGATGAGGAGTTCGACAAGTATGATGGCTATGATTCCAACATCTGGGCTCTCGAGTCCTATACTCACACTGAGTATGTCGACATGAACCCGACCGCTCTGTCTCCGAACTTCGCCGGCGATCCGTGGGAATACAGAACCAATGCAATCGATAATGCAATTGCTTCTGTTATCTACGAGCTCTGCGACCGCGGCAAGCTGGACAACCTCGGCTTCGTTATCTATGCGAACCCGAAGTCTGCTCGTCTGCTCAAGAAGTTCACCACATGGACCGTTCAGAAGGATACCGAGATCG